AACGGTGAGGAGTTCTCAATGAGAAGAAACTTCTACAACAAACCATTGGCTACTTTGAACTGGGATTGGGAAATCAATTCTAACTTGAAGTTAAACACATCATTGTACGGTTCTGCTGGACGTGGTGGTGGTACAGGTCCTCGTGGTAATAACTACCGTAATGGTGATATGGATATTCTTCCATTCAGAAAAGACCTTACTGAACATTACTTAGAAAATGGTAGAGGTACCAGAGATGCGAATGGTTTCATCGATTTCGATGCTATCGTTGCAGCTAACCAATCAACAACTGATGGTTACACTGGTGATATCTCAGGTTTTGAAGGATTATTAATCGGTTCTAACGGATTTAGAGATTCAAATGTAAACCGTTCAGTATTGGTAAGAAGAGCATCTATGAACTCACACAACTGGGTTGGTGGTATCTCTAACTTAGAGTATGAAAAAGGTAATTGGAAGACATCTGTAGGTGTTGACTTACGTTCTTACACAGGTTACCACTACAGAACATTAAACCACTTGATGGGATTAGATGGTTACTACTCAACAGGTAACGATAACTCTGCAGGTCAGATTATTGAAACTACAGTTGAAGCGTCACCATTTAACAACACAGGATTGGCTGGACCAAAGATTGATTACTACAATATTGGTAAAGTTGGATGGCAAGGTTTGAACGGTTTGGTTGAATACGGTGGTGATAGATTGACTGCTGTTGTTCAAGCGGGTGTATCTAATCAAGCTTTCCAAAGAATCGATTACTTCGACCAAGTTGGAAATCCTGAGTCTGATGTACAAAACCAATTAGGTGGTTATGTTAAGGGTGGTGCAAACTTCAACATTGATGAGAATCAAAACGTATTCTTCAATACGGGTATCATCTCTCGTCAACCATTGTTCGACGCAGTTTTCCCTAACTACGCTAATGAAATCAACCCTGACCTTCAGAACGAAGAAATCCGTTCATTAGAATTGGGTTATGGTTATACTGACCGTAACTTATCTGTGAATGTAAACGCTTACACTACAACGTGGGGTAACCGTTTTGTTACTCGTTCATTGACTAACCAACAAGGTGTAGATGGATTTGCTCAGTTTAGAGATATTGATGTGGTACACAATGGTATTGAGGTTGAAGGTAAGTATCGTTTATCTAACAACACTAAGTTCAGAGGTATGTTATCTATGGGTGACTGGAGATACACTAAAGACTTCGAGGCTGAGTTGTTTGACGAAAACCAACAATCAATTGGTACTGGTGTTCTTTACTTGAAAGATGCTAAGGTAGGTGATGCGGCTCAGTTCGTAGCTGCTGTAGGTTTAGACCAAAGATTTGGAAACAAATTGAGTATGGACGTAAACTATCGTTTTGTTGACGGTTTATATGCTGACTATTCAATCACTGATTCAGACTTTACTCAACCTGATAACCAAGGAGCGTTGAAATTACCATCTTACGGATTGGTAGACTTAGGTCTTACTGCAAGATTTGGTAAGTTCACTTTGAGAGGTAACGTAAACAACTTGTTGAACACAACATACATTGCTGAGTCTAACTCAAACATTCACGCTGATGAAAATTCAGTAACATGGAATGGTGTTGATGTTAGAAACTCTGTATGGTTCGGTTTCGGTCGTACATGGAATGCAAGTTTGAAATACAACTTCTAAAAAAAAATATAATTATTTTCAGGAGGGGGTTTGACTCCCTCCTTTTTTTTGCCTAATTTTATCTCAAACATTAATTTAACTGCAATGGCAAAACTACAAAAGATTGAAACTGATTACCGTTATTACGAGTATGAACTAACTGATGAAGAATATCAGTTGTACCAAGAAGATGAAGATACTTTTTGGGATGAGGTAGACCCTGAATGGGAATTTACGTGGGATAAACAACCTGGTGATGAAATCACTATAATCGAAGAATAAATTAATATATAAAATGGCAAACTATCTAAAAAGTATGATTGAGGTCCACGGCAACGAAGATGTTGTTAAGAAAGTGGACGAACTATTGGAAGGTGTTGAATACAGTGATGTGAACACCTTTGCAAAGGCATTCTACGACAACGTAGAAGAAGGTGAGTCTGGTGGTGTATTGAACACATGGTCAATAGACAACTTAGGTCCAAAGTGGACTTATCTATATGACATTCAAGGTGACGGAGCGTTCAGTGTTGAATCAGCATGGTACCCACCGATTAAATTCTTTATCCACCTTTATAATATCTTAGTGGAACTTGACCCTGAGGTCTTTATTGAGGTGATGTATGAAGATGAAGGTTACGACCCAATTGGTGCTGTGGTTATCAAAAAGGATAAAGACGGAACTCCATGTATTTGGCAAGAGGAAGATGACGAAATGGAAGACCCAACGGTAGATATGGATTGGGATGATGAGGAGTATGAACAAACTCAGATGGATTTCATGGAATCACTATACGAACGTCAACGAGAAATGGTTCTTTATTGTCACGATTTGATTGAAACTGACGGTGAACCTATTGAGGATTACGAAGGTTAATAAAAAATAAGGGGGTATAACCCCCTTTTTTTATGTATTTTATGGGTAAGACCCATATAATTATAGGGTATAAAACAATATTTTATGAAAATTAAGTTAGAGTACATTTGGTTAGACGGTTACTACCCCGAACCAAATCTACGTAGTAAGGTAAAGGTAGTGAATGCACCAGTGCATGAAGTCAATGGAAAGAGAGTTCATGGTGTAGGATTGGAAGATTGTCCTGAGTGGGGATTTGACGGTTCATCAACGATGCAAGCTGAGGGTCACTTCTCGGATTGTATTTTGAAACCAGTGAGGTTGTATCCAAACCCGATGAATAAGGGTATGATGGATTCTTACTTGGTAATGTGTGAGGTGATGAATGCTGATGGTACACCTCATGAGACAAACACTCGTCACTTAATTGGTGAGGAAGAAGAAGGGTTGTGGTTTGGTTTTGAACAAGAATACACAATTATGAAAGATGGAAAACCATTAGGTTTCCCTGCGAATGGTTTCCCTGAACCACAAGGTAAGTATTATTGTGGTGTTGGTAATGGACAGGTTCACGGTCGTGAGTTTGTGGAGCAACACATGGAGAACTGTATCATGGCGGGTATCGATATTACTGGTACCAATGCTGAGGTTATGCTAGGACAATGGGAATATCAGGTTTTTTCAAAAGGTAAAATTAAGGCGGGTGATGACCTATGGGTCTCTCGTTATATGTTAAACCAAATGTCTGAGGACTATGGATTTAAGATTGAGTTCCACCCTAAACCTGTGACTGGTGATTGGAACGGTTCGGGTCTACACTGTAACTTCTCCAACGATAGAATGAGAGGTGAAGGTGGTAAGAGTTATTTCGATGCTATCTTTAAGACATTTGAATCACGTCATTTGGACCACATCAAATGTTATGGTTCATCTAATGAGATGAGGTTGACAGGTTTACATGAGACACAGAGTATTGATAAGTTCAGTTGGGGTGTTTCTGACAGAGGTGCGTCTATTCGTGTACCGTTGTCTACATCAAAGGATTGGGTTGGATATGTTGAAGACAGAAGACCAGCATCTAACGCTGACCCTTATCGTATTACCTTCATCATTGCTGAGTCTATTACACAAGCTGAAGAGTTGGAAAAAACTTTACACAATATGTATAGTGAAGTAGAGGTTAGTGACCAAGTTCGTGAGATTATGGTTAACGAACCTTTGGAAAGAGAAAGTGAATAATGGAAACAAAGTTATCAGATAAAATTATTGAATTGGTTGAGAAGAGAGTGGGTGAATATCCCTCTCTTATTCAATCTGGTTGGTATCCACCTGATGTTGTTATGTCTTTATTGGATAAGGGTAACAAAGAAATTTGGGGGAATAGTATTATCGATGAGAAGATAGATAGATATGAAGGAGTTATTGAGTTTAGCCCAGGTTCTTCGTATATTTACTATAAGAGGAATAGTGAAGATACCACCTATTGGTTTGTCTGTTTGACAGATGAGAAAGGAAGGGATGGTATCTTATTCTTTATTAACGGTATTAAAAAACAAAAAATTAGATTACCATGGAATTAACATCAACACAGTTGAGAGAAAAAATGGATAGCGGTGAGAAGTTCATCGTTGATATGTATGCTGAATGGTGTGGACCGTGTAGAGTTATGGGTCCAATCATTGAGAAGTATGCTGAGAAACTAAGGTCAGAAGGTTCTGAAGTAGGAGTATATAAATTTGACATTGAGAGTGATAAGGAATTGGCTGTTGAGATGGGTGTACGTTCTATCCCAACGGTTAAGGTTGTGTCTGAGGGTGAGGTATTGGCTACGAAGACGGGTATCTTGCAAGAAGCTCAATTGGAAGAATTAAAAGGAATGTTGTTGTAATGAAGCAGGTTGTATTATATTCTATGAAGGGATGTCCTTTTTGTGACCAGATGAAGGACTTATTAAAGGAATCCAATGTGGATTACATTGAAAGAGATATCGACGAGTACGAGAGAGAGTATGATACATTTGTTGAGGCAACAGGTAACGACTATATTCCTGCGTTCATGTTGATTGACCATGAGGGTGAGCAGGTTAACGATGTGAAGTTGATGGCACCCGACAGGGATTTTGATGACATCCACGAAGCGTTGGAAAAAATAAAACAATTCTTATAAAAAAAGGGGACTTCGGTCCCCTTTCTTTTTATATCATCATAAAATCTTTCATGTGGTCTTTCACTTGCCATGGGTAAGGTTCATCATTATATCCCAATACCTTTTGAAAGTCAAAGTTTAATAAATCCATCTTTTGAATTTCTTCATCAATCCTTCCACCAAAACAAGCGTCCACAACATTGTTGATGAAATCTTCGCTGACGGTACTATTTTCTGTCCTCACATAAACGGTATCATCACGGAACGATATTAATCTTATGTTGTCGGTATAATTTGCTGAGAAGATATGGTTGGCAATTTTCATTGCCAAAAATTTATATTTTCTTAATTCAAATGATTGACCGTAATGGTCTTCAGATATCCAAGGTTTTTGAAATGGTATTGACTCGGCTGTTCTTACGGGTGAATCCATGTCATTAAAGAAATAGTGGTGTTTTGATATGTTATCGATGAATTTGATACTATACGGTAATAGATTTTCATCAAACTCACCATATCTAATTAAATCCACAAAGTTTATTGGTGTCCAATCCTCGTCTGATTTACCAATCTTTTCGTTAATCAATGCAGATACATCGAAGACATTTGTTAATGTGGTAAATCCGTTGAGTACAAAAAATCTATCCACCCAAGTTACCCAAATAGATGTTTTTACTTTAGGGTCTAACTTTTGATGTTCGTTTATTATAATGTTGGCGATTCGATTACAAATGTCATAATCAAACTTCAATTTATTTTCTTTCATATGTTGTTAAACTTATTTGATGAAATTATATGAAATTCTTTCTATACCTTAAAGAGTTGTTGTGTATTTATTGTATAGAATTGGAATACGTAATATTTATTACTATAAACCTTGATACCTTTATAATTGAATGGCTAAAAATATTAAAATAGTTCCTAATCCAACAGGTTCTACACCATATATTCTTTTTACTAATGATAGTGGCGATGAAATAGTCATGAACGTCGCTGATGATGGTTCACTTATTTTTTCAGGAAAGACACAAGGAGATGAACTTGTAAAGATGGATGCCGACACTCTTAACTTTCATGTTAAGGGTGATATTGACTTTGATAATGACATTAACTTCAAAGGAAATTTAGGTACTGATTCCAGTGGTGATTGGGTTGGTAGTGATGAAAGAATCAAAGGTCAGAAAGGTGAAGTTGGTCAAAAAGGTCAAAAAGGTCTTAAGGGTGACAAAGGTTTCAAGGGTTCAAAAGGTACCAAAGGTATTTTAGGTCCTGTAGGTGAAAATGTTAAAGGTCAAAAAGGTGATAAGGGTGACGATGGTTTCGGAGGTTCATGTCCACCACCACCAACAACTTTTACATGGTTTTATGAGGATTGTATTCCAGGTTGGGACCCTACCGCATCAGATAATGTGATAGAAATTTGGTACTCAGGGTTTATGAGTGTTCCTGCCTATGACGGTGATTATTTCTGTGAAATAAATTCAAGGGTATCACAAAGACATGCCTTACAACAGACCGTGACGGTAGAGTCGGGACAAGAATACGAACTTTCTTTTGCTCATAGAGGTAGGTCTTCAGGAGGTCCCTTCCCTAACATCATGAATGTTAAGATTCAAGGAGGTTCTACAAATATCGATGTGGGTACATTTACTGGTATTACTTCGGCTTGGACAGTAAACACACATACATTCACACCTACAGATTCAAGTCTAGTGTTGACATTTAGTTCTACCACTGCGAGTGATGGTGGTAACTTTTTGGATGCTGTAGAATTGACCAAAACATCTGATGGTACTGATGTGATGGTAAACGGTAGTTTTGAGGAATTTCAAACGGGTAATGTTGGTCAGAAAGGTACTAAAGGTGATAAAGGTCAAAAGGGTGATACACAAAAAGGACAGAAAGGTACTAAGGGTGATAATCCTAAAGGTCAAAAAGGTCAACAGGGTGCATCGCCACGAGGTAATCAGGGTGCTAAAGGTACTAAGGGTCCTCAAGGTGGTTTAGGTACTGTTGGGGACAACTTCCAAGGTTCAACAGGTCCTACAGGTGATAGTAGTCCAGGTGATAAGGGTCAAAAGGGTGAAGCATCTAAAGGGGATAGAGGTCCTGTTGGTGATAATAACCCAGGTCCTAAAGGTCCTACAGGTCAGAAGGGTGAAAAAGGTATTAAAGGTATTAAAGGATTCACCGCACCTGCTGGTGGGACTGGTGATAAAGGACAAAAAGGTGTTAAAGGAGCCAAAGGTACAAAAGGAGTTGATGGACCGAAAGGGGTCAAAGGTTTCAAAGGTGATAAGGGAGTAAAAGGTAATAAGGGTGGTACAGGTGCATCACCACAAGGTAATAAAGGTAATAGAGGGGCATCACCTCAAGGTCCCCAAGGTTCTACAGGTACTTCACCAATTGGTTCTCAAGGTAATCAAGGTGGTCAGGGTGCTCAAGGTGGTGTTGGTGATTCAACAAAAGGTAACAGAGGTTCTCAAGGTGATGCCAATCAAGGTGCTAAAGGACCAAAAGGTTATGATAATCCAGGTCCAAAAGGACCGACGGGTGATACAAATCAAGGACCGGGTGGTTCAACAGGACCAACGGGGCCTGGTGGTGACAAAGGGCCAACAGCACCTGCAGGTGGTGTGGGTGACAAAGGGCCGACAGGTAATGATGGACCAAAAGGTAATAAGGGTATCAAAGGTGGTACGGGAGCCAAAGGTAATAAAGGTCAAAAAGGTGCTCAAGGTCCAAAAGGTAATAAAGGTAATAAGGGTTTAAAAGGATTCAAAGGGGTCCAAGGTAATTCACCTAAAGGTCCTAAAGGGTTTATTGGTGACTCACCACAGGGACCACGAGGAGCTACAGGTGCATCACCGCAAGGGCCACAAGGTGTACAAGGAAATCAAGGTGGACAAGGTGGTGTAGGTGCATCGACACAAGGACCTCAAGGTACAACAGGTGATTCTAATCCTGGTGCTAAAGGACCTAAAGGTTATGCTAATCCAGGTCCAAAAGGTGGATTAGGTTCAACAGGTCCGATAGGTGATAAAGGTTATACTGCTCCGGCAGGTCCTAAAGGTATTAAAGGGCCAACAGGAAATGACGGACCGAAAGGTAACAGAGGTGCTGCAGGTGCTGATGGACCAAAAGGTAATAAGGGTACTAAAGGTAACAAAGGTTTCAAAGGTGTTCAGGGTAATTCACCAAAAGGTCCTAAAGGGTTTATAGGTACATCTCCTCAGGGTGCTGGCGGTTCAACAGGTGATTCGCCACAAGGTCCGAGAGGTAATACTGGAGGACAAGGAGGGCAAGGTGGAGTTGGTGACTCAGTAAAAGGATATAGAGGTCCTCAAGGTGATGCAAATCCTGGTGGTAAAGGGCCTAAAGGTTATGCTAATCCAGGTCCACAAGGACCAGGTGGTTCTACAGGTCCAACAGGGGACAAGGGTTACACTGCTCCGGCAGGTCCTAAAGGTATCAAAGGACCTACAGGAAATGATGGGCCAAAGGGTAATAGAGGTGCCGCGGGTGCTGACGGACCAAAAGGACTTAAAGGATTTAAGGGTACTAAAGGTAATAAGGGACCACAGGGTAACTCACCACAAGGAGCCAAAGGTCCACAAGGTAATTCACCGAAAGGTAATAGAGGAACTACAGGTGCATCACCAAAGGGTAATAGAGGTGGTGCTGGTGGTCAAGGTCCACAGGGTCCTACAGGTGGTAATAACCCAGGACCAAAAGGACCTAAAGGTTATGCAAATGTGGGTCCAAAAGGTCCAAAAGGTTATGCTAATCCAGGTCCTAAAGGATATACTTCAACTGATAAGGGACCAAAAGGATATAAAGGTCCAACTGCACCAGATGGTCCTAAAGGTACTAAAGGACAGAAAGGTGCTACAGGTGGTAGAGGTAATACGGGTGGTGTTGGTGATAAAGGAGCCAAAGGTCCTAAAGGTTATGTTGGTGAAAAAGGTTTCCGAGGTGCTAAAGGACCTCAGGGTAACTCACCACAAGGACCACAAGGTGGACAAGGTGCTTCACCACAAGGACCAGGAGGTGATAAGGGACCAAAAGTACAAGGTTACAGAGGTGTTCAAGGTGACCGTGGACCTGGTGGTTCAACGGGGCCTGTAGGTGCAAATAATACGGGACCTGGTGGTTCAACAGGTGACCCAGGTACTAAAGGTGTTAAAGGTTATAAAGGACCGATTGACAGAGGAGACCAAGGTTCCGCAGGTGCCAATTCAACGGACAAGGGACCGAAAGGTTATAAAGGGCCAACTGCTCCTGATGGTGTGAAAGGACCTAAGGGTTATAAAGGTGCTACAGGTGGTAGAGGTACCACTGGTGGTGTTGGTGATAAAGGAGCCAAAGGTCCTAAGGGTTATTTAGGTAATAAAGGTAATAGAGGTGCACAAGGTGCTGACGGACCTAAAGGTGATAGAGGAAACACAGGTAATAGAGGACCAGGTGGTTCAACAGGTCCAACATCAAATGATAAGGGACCTAAAGGATTTGCAAATCCTGGACCAAAAGGTACTAAAGGTAATAAAGGTCCAAGAGGACCTGTTGGATACACAGGACCACAGGGTTCTACAGGTGAAGCTGGTGCTAAAGGTGGTGCTGGTTCACCAGGGGCCAAAGGACCTAAAGGGTATAAAGGTTATCCATCTTATCAAGGACCAAGAGGTCCCCAAGGTGGAGGTGGACCTAAGGGTTTTAGAGGACCTATAGGTGACACAGGACCTCCAGGGCCAGGTAGTTGTAATGCTATTCAATCGTATTATCATTGTGATGACTCAGTTGCGTTATGTTTTGAATTAAATTTAGCTACTTTTTATTCTGACACCTGTACCTCGTGGGCACCGGGTTGTCCATTCAAAACCACACCAGGATGTGAGGCTTGTGATTCGGGGAATCCATGTTCTGGTGGACCTCCAATAATGTATATCAACACTCCAGGTACCGTTGAAGTATATGATGTTGATTTAGGTCTATGTAGTGTTTTGGGAGTGGCGGCTAACTGTCCTGGTGGGCCAACACCAATACCAAGGTCGGATAGAAGGTTGAAAAAAGAAATTCAGACATTGACTAATGTTACAGAAAAACTGTTACAAATAGAATTGAAAGAATACGATTGGAACATGTCATTACCTGCTTATGAATACTTGAAAGAGAGAGATAAGTTACACTCGATTGGTATCATTGCACAACAGTTGGAACCAATCATTCCTGAGGTTATTTTTAAAAATAAAGATGGTTATTTAGGTATCCACTACTCAATGTTAAATGCCTACTTAGTTCAATCGGTTAAAGAGCAACAGAAACTCATAGAAGAGATTGATAATGATATCCAAGAATTAAATAGTAAATTATAATGGCGACTACAGTAATTGTTTATCCATCAGGAACAACAGAAAATACTAACCCTCACGTTTTATTTTCGGGAGGTACAGGTACTACATATACTATTGAGATGACGACAACGGGTGAGTTGTTGTTTAGTCAAGATGTATAATATTTTAAACCGTAAACTACTAAATTGAACTATTTATAAAAGTATATGAAACAGAACTTATTTCACATAGCGGACGCATCAACAAGAATGAAGATTTATTCACCAACAAAGATGAATAAAGGTCTTCGTGTTGGTAACACTGACGTTGTTGGTGATGATGGTGTATGGTCTGGTTCTACAACCAATATTAAAGGTAATAAAGGTATTCAAGGTGATAAAGGTTATACGTCACCTAAGGGTATTAAAGGTAATATTGGAGGTGGTGGTGGACAAGGTCCTATTGGTTCTAAAGGTTCTAAAGGTGATGGTGTAACTCCGGGTTCTAAAGGTTCCACGGGTGAGAAAGGTATAAAAGGTCAAAAAGGTACTACAGGACCTAAGGGTTCTAAAGGTGAACTATTTAAAGGTCAAAAAGGTTCTGACGGTGAAGATAATATCGGTTCTAAAGGTTCTACAGGTGAGACATTCCAAGGGTCTACAGGTGATGCAGGTACCGGAGGTAGTACGGGTGAAGTAGGTCAAAAAGGTCAGAAAGGTACTAAAGGTAATAAAGGGATTAAAGGTCCGACAGCCCCAAAAGGAGAAAAAGGTACTAAGGGTACTACGGGTAGTGCAGGTAATAAAGGTGATAAAGGACCTATTGCACCTGATGGTCCTAAAGGAACAAAGGGAACAAAGGGAACTAAAGGTGGACAAGGTAGTAAAGGTACACAAGGTGCTTCAATTAAAGGTAGTAAAGGACCACAAGGTAATTCAATCGTGGGTCCTCAAGGTTCAACAGGAGATTCCCCAAGAGGTAACACAGGTGGTGTAGGTCCAACAGGTGGTGGAGGTTCTACTGGTGAAAGTAATCAAGGACCACAAGGTTCGACAGGTGATGCCAATCCAGGTCCAAAGGGACCTAAGGGTGATACTAATCAAGGTCCTCAGGGTTCCACAGGTTCCACAGGTCCTGGTGGTGACAAAGGTCCAACGGCACCGGCAGGTGCGACGGGTCAGAAGGGACAAAAAGGTGACTTGGGTGCTAAGGGTAACAGAGGAGCTACTGGTGCTGATGGACCTAAAGGTAATAAAGGTCAGAAAGGTGTACAAGGACCTAAGGGGACTAAAGGGACTAAGGGTAATAAAGGACAGAAAGGTACTCAAGGTAGTTCACCTAAGGGACCTAAAGGTTTCATCGGTACATCACCACAAGGTCCTCAGGGAGCTCAAGGAAATTCTCCACAAGGACCTCAAGGTCCAACTGGTGCGTCTCCACAGGGACCACAGGGTGGTCAAGGACCGAGAGGTGGTCAAGGTGGGGTCGGTGATTCTACAAAAGGAAATCGAGGTGCTCAGGGTGATGCCAATCCAGGTCCAAAGGGACCTACGGGTGATACAAATCAGGGTCCTGGTGGTTCTACAGGTTCTACAGGACCTGGTGGTGACAAAGGACCAACTGCACCTGCGGGTCAAAAAGGTCCAAAAGGTCAAAAAGGTAATTTGGGTGCTAAGGGTAACAGAGGTGCCACAGGTGGTGCCGGTCAAATAGGTAATAAAGGTGTTAAAGGTTTCAAAGGTAATAAAGGTGCCACAGGTAACTCACCACAAGGACCTAAAGGTTTCATTGGTCCATCACCACAGGGTCCAGGAGGTTCAACAGGTGCTTCACCACAAGGACCACAAGGTGGACAAGGAAATCAAGGTGGACAAGGTGGTGTGGGTGACTCTACAAAAGGTAATAGAGGTGCTCAGGGTGATGCCAATCCAGGTGGTAAAGGACCTAAAGGTTATGCTAATCCAGGTCCACAAGGACCAGGTGGTTCTACAGGACCGGGTGGTGATAAAGGACCAACAGCACCACGAGGAGCCACGGGTCAGAAAGGACAGACAGGTAATACAGGTGCTAAAGGTAACAGAGGTGCTACAGGTGCTGATGGACCAAAAGGTCCTAAAGGTTTTAAAGGTACTAAAGGTAATAAAGGTGTTACAGGTAACTCACCACAAGGACCAAAAGGTTATATAGGTTCATCTCCACAAGGACCGGGTGGTTCAACAGGTGCATCTCCTCAGGGACCACGAGGTGGTACGGGAGGTCAAGGTGGACCGGGTATTCCTGGTGATTCAACTCAAGGACCACAAGGTTCAACAGGTTCATCAACTCAAGGGCCAGGAGGTTCTACAGGTGATAGTAATCAAGGACCTGGAGGTTCAACAGGTGATAAAGGTCCTAAAGGTATTAAGGGTTATACTGCTCCTGATGGTCCAAAAGGTAATAGAGGTGCTGCAGGTGCTGATGGACCTAAAGGTAACAGAGGTGCTACAGGTCCTGATGGTGCTAAAGGTTATGTTGGTGTTAAGGGTTATCGTGGTGCTAAGGGACCACAGGGTAACTCACCACAAGGACCACAAGGTGGACAAGGTGCTTCACCACAAGGGCCAGGAGGTGATAAGGGACCAAAAGTACAAGGTTACAGAGGTAACCAAGGTGCTCGTGGACCTAATGGTTCAACGGGACCTGTAGGTGCAAATAATACGGGACCAGGTGGGTCAACAGGTGACCCAGGTACTAAAGGTGTTAAGGGGTATAAAGGGCCTATTGACAGAGGAGACCAGGGTGATAAAGGTCCTGCAAGTAATACTAAAGGACCAAAAGGATATAAAGGTTTTACCGCACCAGATGGTCCGAAAGGACCTAAGGGTTATAAAGGTGCCACAGGTGGTAGAGGTAACACTGGTGGTGTTGGTGATAAAGGAGCTAAAGGTCCTAAAGGTTATTTAGGTGATAAAGGTTATCGTGGAGCTAAAGGTCCTCAAGGTAACTCACCTAAAGGGCCAAGAGGTGGTCAAGGTGCATCTCCACAAGGTTCTGGAGGTGACAAAGGTCCAAAAGTACAAGGTTACAGAGGTCCTATAGGTGGGCAAGGACAACAAGGTTCAACAGGTACATCTCCACAAGGACCTGGAGGTGATGCAGGTTTCAATTCAAATGATAAGGGACCAAAGGGTTTCAAAGGTGCTAAAGGTTTCCGTGGTGCGACAGGTAATGATGGTCCTAACGGTAATCAAGGGGCACAAGGTGCTAAAGGTAATAGAGGACCTGCTAATAACACTAAAGGACCTAAAGGTTACAAAGGATATCAACCTGGAGGTTCAGGAGGTGATAAAGGATATAGAGGTGCTACAGGTGCGTTCGCTACTGGTCCTCAAGGTTCGTCAGGTGCACAGGGTAATAGAGGAGGACAGGGTTCTAAAGGACCTGCAGGACCACAAGGTCCGGCTTCGGATATTCGTTACAAAGATAATTTAAAAGGTTTAAAGGGTAACATAGAAAAACTTTTAATGTTGAAAGGTCTTTATTTTGAATGGAATGATGACGACTTTACTAAAACATACAGACCACAATTAAAGGGTGAATCTATTGGATTTATTGCACAAGAAGTTGAAGAAATCCTCCCTGAAGTTGTATTTAAAGATGACAGGGGTATTCATTCACTTAAGTATGATTTGATAACTGCCTTAGGTATTGGTACCGTTCAAGAACATATGGAGATAATTACTGATATCAGAGAAAGAATAAATAAACTCAAAGAAGTTTTAGTATAATGGGTAAGAATATTAGAATAGTTCCAGGTGATGGGGTGTTTCAGTTTTCAGGAGCAACCGCTTCGACAATCAACTTGACATATAGTTCAAATGATGAAACACTAAAATTTGCTGGTACAGATAATTCCATTATACTTAGGAATAATCCACTATACGAAACAGACGCTCGATTCAACGTTGAAGGTGGAGGTAATGTAAAAATCGGTGGTATCGATAGAATAGATTCTTCAGGTGTATGGCAAGGTCCTGCCGCGGTAAATGCCACAGGTCAAAAAGGTGTTAAAGGTATTGTTGGACCTACTGCATCAACCGCAGACCAGGGTGATAAAGGTCCTACTGGTGATATAGGAACTAAAGGAACTAAAGGTGCATCTATTAGTGCAGAAAAAGGTCAGAAAGGACCTAAAGGTGGTCCTGGTACTACAGGTTCACAAGGTTCTGTCGGTGAAAAAGGTCAAAAGGGTCTTAAAGGTGCTACAGGTGATAAAGGACAGAAAGGTGAAATACCTTTAGATGGTGAAAAAGGACAGAAAGGTACCAAAGGACCTAAAGGTTTCAAAGGTGATGGAGGTCAAAAAGGTCAAAAAGGTATTAAAGGTAGTCAAGGTAATTCTCCTCAAGGTGCAAAAGGACCTCAAGGTTCTTCACCAAAAGGTGGTACTGGTGATGGTGGTGATTCACCAAAGGGTGATAAAGGTTTCCAAGGTAACTCTCCACAAGGAGGGGTAGGTGATAATGGTGCTGGTGGTTCAACGGGACCTACAGGACCTACAGGTGCATCGACACAAGGACCACAAGGTGGTGCTGGTGATAATCATACAGGTGATAAAGGTCAAAAAGGTGAACCAGTTGTTGGTTCAGGTGGTGATAAAGGACCTACTGGTGAAAAGGGTCAAAAAGGTCAGAAAGGTGCACAAGGAGCCAAAGGTATTAAAGGGCCAACAGGTAATGATGGTCCAAAAGGTACTAAAGGTATTAAAGGTGGTACTGGTGCTAAGGGTGTCAAAGGTACCAAAGGTAATAAAGGACAGAAAGGTACTCAGGGTTCTTCACCTAAGGGTCCTAAAGGTTTTATTGGTACATCTCCACAGGGTGGAGGAGGTTCTACAGGTGATTCACCACAAGGTCCACAGGGTGCTACAGGTGCATCGCCTCAAGGTCCACAAGGTAATCAAGGTGCTCAAGGAGCACAAGGGGCTGTTGGTGATTCAACAAAAGGTAACAGAGGTGGTACGGGAGATGCTAATCCAGGACCAAAAGGTCCTCAAGGTGACGCCAATCCAGGAGCTAAAGGACCTGTCGGTGATACAAATCAAGGACCAGTTGGTTCAACAGGTCCAACAGGGCCAGGAGGTGATAAAGGACCAACCGCACCAGCTGGAACTGCGGGAGACAAAGGACCGACAGGTAATGATGGACCAAAAGGTTTGAAAGGTTTCAAAGGAGGAGTTGGTTCCAAAGGTAATAAGGGTACAAAAGGTAATAAAGGACAAAAAGGTGTTCAAGGTAACTCACCAAAAGGTAATAAAGGTTCTCAAGGTACATCTCCACAAGGTGGAGGAGGCTCAACAGGTGATTCACCACAAGGACCACAAGGACCTCGTGGTAATCAAGGGCCACAAGGTATTTTGGGTGATTCGACTCAAGGTGACAGAGGACCTGTAGGAGCACCAAATCCAGGACCTAAAGGTCCAAAAGGATATGCCAATGTAGGTCCAAAAGGTCCACAAGGTTCTACAGGGCCTGGTGGTGACAAAGGACCTACTGCACCTGCAGGTGGTGTAGGTGATAAAGGACCGACAGGTAATACAGGTGCCAAAGGTAACAGAGGTGCTACAGGTGCTGATGGACCAAAAGGACCTAAAGGTTTTAAGGGTAACAAAGGAACTAAAGGTACTCAAGGTAGTTCACCTAAGGGACCTCAGGGTTATATAGGTAATTCTCCACAAGGTGCAGGAGGTTCAACAGGTGCATCGCCACAAGGTCCTAGAGGAAATACAGGGGGTCAAGGACCACAAGGTGGTGTAGGTGATTCTACTCAAGGTGACAGAGGACCTGTAGGAGCACCAAATCCAGGACCTAAAGGTCCAAAAGGATACGCAAACGTCGGACCAAAAGGACCAACGGGTTCAACAGGACCTGGTGGTGACAAAGGACCAACTGCACCTCCAGGACCAAAAGGTATTAAAGGACCAGTTGCACCAGCAGGTGCTAAAGGACCTAAAGGATATAAAGGTAATACAGGTGCTAAAGGACCTAAAGGATATAAAGGTGCTGTCGGTGTTAAAGGGGCTACAGGTTCATCACCACAAGGACCTGGTGGGTCAACAGGAGAATCACCACAAGGGCCAGGAGGTTCAACAGGGGATTCACCAAGAGGACCTCAAGGTGACCGTGGACCTGGTGGTTCAACAGGTCCCGTAGGTGCTAACAATACAGGACCAGGTGGGTCAACAGGTGACCCAGGTACTAAGGGTGTTAAAGGTTATAAAGGACCGATTGACCGAGGAGACCAAGGGTCTACAGGTCCAACATCTACAGATAAAGGACCGAAAGGTTTTAAAGGTTTTACTGCACCGGATGGTCCTAAAGGACCTAAAGGACAGAAAGGTGTTACAGGTGCCAGAGGTAACACTGGTGGAGTTGGTGATAAGGGTATTAAAGGACCTAAAGGTTTTTTAGGTGAAAAAGGTTATCGTGGTGCTAAGGGACCACAGGGTAGCTCACCTAAAGGGCCAAGAGGTGGTCAAGGTGCATCTCCACAAGGACCAGGTGGTGACAAAGGTCCAAAAGTACAAGGTTACAGAGGGGCACAAGGTGCTAGAGGAGGACAAGGTTCAACAGGACCAACAGGAGCTAATAATGTAGGACCAGGTGGTTCAACAGGACCGACAGGTACTAAGGGTGTTAAAGGTTATAAGGGACCGATTACCATAGGTTCAACAGGTGACCCAGGTACAAATTCAAATGATAAAGGACCTAAAGGTTATGCGAATCCAGGACCTAAGGGGCCTAAAGGATATGATGGACCGAAAGGTTATCGAGGAACACAAGGGACTCGTGGACCTCAGGGTTCGACAGGTGCGTCTCCAATAGGACCTCAAGGTTCGACAGGTGACCAAGGACCTACAGGATATAAAGGTGTAAATGGTAACCGTGGAACACTTGGAAGTATTGGTCCAAAAGGACCTAAGGGTCCAAGAGGTAATAATGGTAGTACTGGTTCAACTGCAGACCCAGGACCAAAAGGACCTAAGGGTTATATTGGGCCACAAGGTAATAAAGGACCTAAAGGTTATGCAGGTCCTGTAGGGCCACCTTCAGATAGAAGATTAAAGAAAAACTACAGACAGATTGAGGACGCATTAGAACGAGTATTGAAGTTGAGAGGTGTTAGTTTCCAATGGAAAGAAATTATTAATGGTATTCCTCAGAACACTGAGGATATTCCAACGGTAGGTTTCATTGCACAGGAGGTTGAGGAATATTTCCCACAGGCAATTTCAGAATCACCTGATGGAACTAAGTTAGTTAATTACCCAATCATGATTGCTGTTGTAACAGAAGCTCTTCAACAACAAAACAAATTACTCAGAACAAAAGAGTTACAAGTAGTTGATTTAGAAAGTAAGGCAAGAGAGAAGGGTTTACTTTAATTGTAAAGATTCATGTAATTTAGGGAAGTAATTCCACTCATTAGTTGGGACTATACTATCACTTTCAAATAAATCATATTGATGTTTGAAGAAGTTACATAGGTACCAACCTCTGTATTGGATGATTGAGTGGACGGGTTCGTCTCTTAACTTAAAAAATTCATGTAAAGACGAGTTTTTCAGATTTTTCCAATTTGTTAGTATTGTTCCATAATAATTGTCATTAATCTCTGTTTCAAAACTTTCGTAGAACCATCTCATTTGTAATGTTACAAACTCTAATTCAAATCTATCAAAGTCAAAATAATTTACCTCCAAAGTATCGTATGATGGTATAGATTCGATTTGTGAATAGTAAATAAAATCATTATCTTTTAGATTGAGAAACTCAAGAGCTTTCTGTAACATTTTTATTTCATGTTGAAGTATTGTGGTTTCTACATTATTATAATCCTCTAACTGAATATAAATAATTTTATCTTCATATACTGAAAGTTCATTTTCTAATTCTAAAAACTTAAAGTTGGAATTGTAATTCCCTTCGAGGATGACAAAGTAATCGACCGCATCTTTAAGTTCAAATAATCTTATCATTAATGCATCTTTTTCACCGTTGTATATAAATGTATCATAAACCAAAGGTTCTTTTTCGGGTTCAAAGAAAGGTAGTTTATCAATATTTTCAGGTAACTCACTTGGTGAGGTTGATTCTAATCTTTCAATGTGTGATGTGTTGATGCTTGGATATCTTTTATCTAATGCCAAATCTCTAAAACTTTTCTTTCTGAAATAAAAATCTTGGTTTCTATCACTAAGTGAAGTTGTATATATTTTGGTCATACAAGAATCCACACCACCAAACCAATTAAAATACCATCCCGATTCTAATGAAAAATACTCATTAGGAAATTCAACAATATCTATTAATCTCATAGAGTTAATTTCATCTGGATTTTGAATTAGATGAGTATATTGAAAGGCACAAGTTCCTTGATACTTTTTATTTCTTTTCATTGTATGATTCCATACTAACCATTTATGTTTGTATCTCAGAGGTGATATTGAAAGGAATGAAGGTAGTTTTTTAAAAGATTGAATATTTGGTAATTCATCAATATTTGACACCAATACAATATCCTCATAATCTAACTCTAATTCTCGAAGACCATCAATGATACTAAGTCTTTGAAGTTGTTCTCTATGTACATAATGGTCACCATTACATAGTGGGTTGTTTGAGAGTTCAGACGTGTTAACATTTTTTGGTATGTTAGTTGTGATTACGTGAGTAATCTTATCTTTATATTTTTCAAACCTGTCATTATATAGTGCATAGAACAAAGTCTTAGGAACTCCTCTATGGGTAACATTAGATTCTACAATAACAAAGTGGTCCACGTGGTCATATAAGTAATCTAATCTGAACTCTAATAAGTCGAGTTCTCCATTTAACATAAACGTATCTACAATTTTCATAACCTTCTGCTTTATTTTAGGTAAAAAATAGTTTATAATTCTAAAAATTAAAGTTATGGAATACATTTACTCAGACCCATTTGTAGATTACTACAGAGATAGAATGGTCGAACATTTACACTATTATTATTTTGAGAATTTATTTACCGAAGAAGAGTTGGATTACATTATCCAGTGGGGAGAATTAACAGACCAATCTGAAGGTGAAGTTGGTGGAGGTGAAGATGGACTTCACATCGTTCCTGAAATTAGAAAGAGTACCGTTGGTTGGATTGATATTACTGACAACACTAAATGGATTTTTGACCGATTAGCTTTGGCCACATTGGAAGCAAATGATGAGATGAGATGGTACTTTGACCTTATCGGTTTTGGTGATACCCTTCAATATACTCAATATTTTGGTGAACAAGAAGGTCATTACTCATGGCATGCGGATATTGGACCTGGAGTTTCACAGAGAAAACTTTCAATTATTGTACAACTAAGTGACGAAGAAGATTATGTTGGTGGTGAGGTTGAGCTTAAAGTTGGTTCAAGAGATTTAGAATTACCAAAGAAAAAAGGTGGTGTGATAATATTCCCATCATTTATATTACATAGAGTCCTACCTGTGACTGAAGGTAATAGAAAGTCATTAGTCGCTTGGATTTCGGGACCAAACTTTAAGTAATATGTTTATTCGATACGACAAAGAAGATTATAACGAGCTTTTTGACGATGGTACGCCTTTTATACTTATGGTGTACTTTATGAAACAAGGGGAATATGATAATGAGAGCGAAAGGTTTTATGATATGCTTGCCTTATATCCGTCCTATCATAAAAAACATGATGAACTAAAAGACGTTCACTTACCCAATCAATTAGTGTTTTTTGAACAAATGTATCCCGATATAAAAATTGTAGAAGCTTACCATCACGAAGTTTACGATTTGGTAATGGAATGTGGTATAGATTATACTACCCTATGGAAAGATTTTGATAAATTATTCCAACCTTTGATTTTTGCTTTCAAGAATAAAGAAGATTACAAACACTCGTATTCAGAGTGTTACTGTATTGAAACATTAACAGATTTATCAATTTTTATCCGACCTGATTTATTTATACCACCCAGCGTAAGTGAGTCTTAACTCTTCAACACCTGGTGATACTGTAGAAACATAGTGCCACTTTCCAACACCTTTAGGTAAATCAAAAATTGTTAGTGTGTTAAATGTAGGTACAATAACTCTTTCAACATCACCATCAGGACCGTCCATGAAATGTAAGTTACCACCAAATTGAGGTTTCCAATTTTTTGTTAATTGTAATGTAAAACCCAAAGTTCCGTTGGGTGAATCTTGATGTGGAGATAAGAAGTCACCGGGTAAATAAACGGCTCCGAATACTTCATCTGTATCTGTAAGACCTTGACCTGTAATCTCATTTAAGAAATTTAATATTTCGTCACTAATGATAGATTCTCTAAAACCACATTCATAACAATCACAGTCATTAGAATGGTCATTAATAGTTCTATGAAAGTTGTATGAAAACTTATTATCTTTAAAATTACTAATTGAATGGGTATACATTTTTCTAATTTCTTCAGTAAAATTATCACTGAAAGGTACTAAATCAAATCCATCGCCACCGTCAATTTTAGGGTATGAAGAAATTCTCCACCAGTCTTTAGGCATTTCTTCAGTAAACCATGTGTGTAATCTCTCAGCAACTACAGGATTTAAGAAATCTTTTATTACTGCTACTCTATTTTTTTCAAACTCTTCTTTTATTGATTGAGTATTATGGTTAGGGTTCAATAAAGGTTGATTAAAAAAACTTTTCATAATTAATTTTCTGTGTTAAAGAAGAATACCTGAAATAATCTTCCGTCGTTTAAGTCTTTACCGAAATAGTCTAATGATACGTGAAAGTTATCGGCTCTATAAAGTATAAGTCTATTAAATAAATTACCAAATCTATCAACCATGTCCCATTTAGTGACATCTTGTGCAGTTTCACTTGGTGATTGAGGGTCAAATGGGTCATTCTTATGGTCCTCAAACTTCCAATGCATTAATCCTGTTTTTTTATGTTTGAAAATACCTGTTCCAGCTGTGATTGGTGCGTCAGGTGTTAAGTATAATACTCCTGCCCAATCAGTATAAGAGTCCGAGTGTATCCATGAGCGGTTTTCTGCGGTTGTGTATTGAAAGGCACCTGTATATTCTCCACCCCACCATGTTATTTCGCCTGCAAATGGTCTAATAACATCACCAATGGTTTCTTTGATTGAATCATTTGCGAATGGTAATGTCCTAAACCCCGGAAAGTTACCTTCCACATTAAAGTCTTGCTCTAATGCAAAATCTCTAACTTCGTAAGGGTTTGTATAAAAATCGTCTATAACTAATGAATTGACTCTCATATATTAATTTTTATAGAAAGATAAAAAGGAATGTTATAAAGAAAATAAGATGTTATAGATAATCTTGGAAGTTGTCATTGATATATTCTCTGACTATTTCATCATCAGCCCACTCAGGCCAAGAAACTCGGATTAGTTCACCTTCTTCATCTAAGTAATATTCTAAAAGTGATTCCAAGCTACCGTAGTATTCAAAGTCGTTATCACTACTGTAACCTCCCCAACTTAAGACTGTCTTAACAACTTGTGGTAAGAGTTTTGTTACGTCAACCTGATAGTGAAAATCTTGAACTTCAATAGGTTCATTGGTTCCGGCTTTGTACGTCTTCCTTTTATATGGAATCTCACGTGAGAAGAAATGTTCGTCAAATAAGTATCTTAACCCATTCATTACATCATTGTATAACTCATCATAGATTGCTGATTCTTCAGCGTTTCTATGAATATTTTCTAATTCTGACAGTACATCAGGTGAATTTTCTTTGATGAATTTTGATAATTTATCGTCGTCCATATTGTTGATGACATCTACAGTTACGATATCTTTTACACCATCAATTTCAACTTCTTGACTTTCAACTTCATTGTAAACTAAAGATTTTAGGTAACTTACATTCTCAGGTGTAAGGTCACCAATAAAATCAGTGAGGTCATAAATGTTAGAGTCTATATCTAAAAAAGGTGTATCTTCCTGTAAAATTAATTTGGCTAGTGCTTTGGAATCTTCTCTATCATTAGCGAAGAACTTAGACATATCTTCACGGTCAATGGTCATCCAATATTTACCACCTTCCATAGTGACATCATCAAGGTAACCCAATAAGAATTCAACAACGAATTTAGGATTCTCTTCGTAGTATATACTCATAACATCAGTTAGGTAACCTTCTTCAATTAAGTGGTCCATCATTTCTTCAATAAGATTTTTGGATTGAAGAAATTTCATAAAAGATTGGGTATCACCATTGAAATATTTCTTGATGAAATCTCCGAGGTCGTTATCTTCTAAAAACTGAATTAAGTCCATTGTGATGTTATTTTACTATAAATACAAAAAAAGGGAGAAATAATTTCTCCCCTATTTGTTTTTAATTCTTTGATTACTAGTTACTTTTTTTCGTAATACTTCTCAACCGTTTTTTGAATGGCTTTTTGAACCTGATTTTGAGTAGTTTGAGACTGAGTTTGAGACTGAGTCTGTGCACTTTGTTTGTTTTTACATCCGCATCCCATGATAATGTTTCTTTACAATAGTTTAAGTTTATTATTCATTTATAAATATATGTAAAATATAATATCTGTAAATATGAATGCAAGTGAGAAATATAAATTTATATGGTGGGCCACTGCTGGTTGTGGTTCAAGAGCGACCAATATGTGTTTTGGTATATTAGGTGTGGATGATATGTTTAATTATCATGAAAATATAATCAATGGAGAAGATGGTTCTTATACTCACCTTCATGGTTTTCCTGAAGGTAAAGAAGATTGGTCTGTGGTCTGTAATGTAAGGAATCCTTACTCTTTAGTTGTTTCAGGTTATTTAGATATCCTTGCGGAACATACTAAACGAGGTGAGAAATTAGAGTATAAGGATTACTTAGTGGATTACTATTTTCAAGATAGTCATATGGAAAGGGAAGAACCGTTCTTTTTAAATGAGTGGAAAAACTATCATAAAGAACCTGAGTATATTATTCATATGGAGACTATGGACGAAGATTTAAGAAGGTTACCGTTCTTTAATGATGAAGAAAAAATGGTGGAGGCAATTAACACTTTTGTTAAGACCAATAAATTTAAAAATGAATCACCTCACGATGAATATATTGGTGAGTTTCAAAAGTTCCAACGATTCTATAATCAGGAAATTGCTGATTTAGTATATTATAATATGAAAGAATACTTTATTAAGTTTGGTTATGATAAAGATTCTTGGAAGTAAGAGTATTTATAAGTAAACATTTATTATGAGTTTGACACAGGTTTTATTGGAGGGTAGAAAAGACGATTTCCTGAATAAGTTCAGGGAGAAATTCACCAACCAAGAATTGAAAGATATCTTCATGCTTTCAAGAGACCTTGCGTCTAACCATAAGTTTTTAATGTTCTTAGGTAAGGTGTTGGAGACAGGTAAGGTAGACATCAACAAGACCAGAGAACTCATTCAGAACTTTGTAAAATATCAAAAAGTATTACCAACAAAAGATATCTATCTATTTGACAGTCTTCAATCCATTCAAGATGAGATTGACCAACACGAGAACAAAGTCAGAAGACAAGTTAAAGAGTTGGAAGGTGCTGACCAAGTGTATGAGGATAATAGGTTCGTTATTGTAACCCCAAAGAATCACAAAACAAGTTGTTATTATGGTGCAGGTACTAAATGGTGTACGGCATCTATGAACGGTTCTTCACACTTTGACCGTTACAATCAGGATGGTAAGTTATTTTATATTATTGATAAGAAAGCTAAATCACAAGACCAATTCTATAAAGTTGCATTACTAAACAAATACGATGGTGACCAAACATTCTATGATGCACCTGACAATGCATTTAGAGAAGGTTGGATTTTAGGTTCAGAACAATGGAACAAAATGAATGGTGCAATCCAAGATTATATTCAAAGTAATTTCAAAAGAGAGATAGGCATCTTCAAAGATAAGGAAGCGGCACGTCTCGAGATGGAAAGAATCCGTAGAGAACAACAGGCTGAAAGAACCAGACAAAAACTACAAACTCAAAGGGAGCGTAAAGAAAACGACGAATGGAATCTTAATAACAATCCTGACGAAATGGGTATTCATGCCAATGCTATCTTCGAAATAATTGAAGATTTAGGTATTAATGTTCAAGAAGGTGAGAGTATCTATAATTTAGTTCCTGCAGACCATGGTCATATGGGTCTATCAACTTTTGAATGGTTGGGTGAATACGAACAAGGAAGAGAGTTAGCTGTTGGAGATTGGGACCAAGCTTGGGAAGCAGCCAAAGATTACTATCAAAATATTTGGGATGAAATGGGTGTCGAAGGTTGGAGTAGAGATTTTGTTGAACAACATATGGATATGGGCAAGATTGAAGAATACTTCGAGGAAATGTATGAGTCAATGATAGAAGATGACCCTCAGTCTTACTTTAATGAAGATGAATTACCATTGTCTGAAGAACAACAACAGAAGGTTGAAAAATACAGAGAAGAGATTGAGGAGTTGAATGACGTTATTAATCACTCTGAAGATGATGATGAGGTTGGTGCTGCTGAGGAAAGAATTGAAGAGATTGAATCTGAGATAGACTACGAACAAAGTAGTCCTGAAGGTGAGCCGACTATAGGTCAGGTTGAAGATATGGTAGCAAATATGATGTATGATGTTAAACAAGACCCTCTATCATATTTGAATGATTATGGTTTTGAAGTTGATGGTTTTGTTGATGTTGATGAACTTATTGAGGATTCACTTAATTACGACGGTGTTGGACCGGCATTATCATCTTATGATGGTGAGGTATACGAATCATTAGTAAATGGTGATTGGTATCACATAGTTATTGTTGAATAATTCCTCCAATAACTTATATTACTAAAAACTTTACGGATGGAATTAGACTGGATTATACAACAACCCATAGACTTTGAGTACAAACAATATCTTATTTTAGATTATGTTAAGAAGGCTGAAGAGAAGTTAGAGAGATTTGAACTCTATCCAACTTTTCAAGAATTGTCTTTGCTGTATAGTAGTGCTCAGAGGGTTGTAGACCACGGACAGTTTATTACTCTCAAGAGAGAACCTGAGGAAATTGATGATGAAATATTAATAATTGATTTGATTTATAACACCATCAGAGTTAAAGATGATGAAGAAGGTAAAGAGATAGTCAAGTGTGCTGAGTATGCTTCTGAAAAATTCAAAGACTTATTCATGATAGCGAAGTCTCTTTGGTCAATAGTTAATGAGAGTATTAGTCTTAGGTTGATAAATCATATGAATAACGCGATTGGAGGTACAGGATATTTTTATTTTGAGTATGGAGATAAATTTTATGTATATGAATATAAGATAAAATTAATTGTACCAAACTCAGACCAAAATAAATGTGAATCTAAATTAATATATAACGGGGAACCAAAAGATATTCATGAAATAATTAAAAATGAAGGTAGTTACGGTGTGGTTCAATTAGAAGGGTCTGAAGAATTTGATATTATATATCCAATCTTTGAAATTTCTTTCGACCAAACTTTTCCATTAGATGGTTCTTTACTATCATTAGGTAAAAGAAAAGTTATGAATTACGTATTTCAAACTATTAAAATTAAAGATTTAAAAGACAATTAAAATGAACGTACCTACAAAAATTGACACAAATCACATCTATCAATTAGTAAAAGAAACACCGAATGATTTAGAGTTGGGTGGAAAAATCAGAGCCTACATTTATGAAGTCGAAGAAGCCTGATAATATAGTTTGGGACGAAGACAATCAAAAGTATAACGCATCACTATTACCTTATGCCACCAGTTTAAGTGGACCTGTTATCAAATTAGATGACGTGGGAGCATTCAAAGAAAGAGGAGTTAATAGGGTACAGAAGACTTTCAATGCAAAATACCAAGAGTTGGTTGATGAATACAATCACTTAGTAGATGAAGTCACTCTAAATGATATGATATACAATTCAAATTATTCTTTCGAGCCTGTTATTGGTGAAATTTATCACCTATATATTAGAAATAATGGTAAATATTTCTTATCTTTGATTGGTCCACAAGAGTGGAACATGGAACATATAACTTCAGTAAGACTTAATTCAGAACATAAATGGGTTTCAACAAAAGATTTGTAACAAAAGAAAGTATCTTAAGAACATCTAACGAAAGATTAGAACAACTATTCAGTGCGGATGGGTTGATTACAGATATGTGGTCTTCAAAGTTTATTGAGTTATATCAACAGGGTAAAACTAAAGACGAAATTATTAAACAACTGAACAATGCGTAGAAACAAAACTGACTTAGAACTATTAGAAGGTAAATTAAGACAACCAATCCATATTAGTTATTTAGCTAAATATGTCCTCAAAAAGAGTATTGAGGAAACTCAGGAAGTTATCGATAGAGGTATTGAACAAGGGTTATTCGAAGAAGTAAAATTCGATGGCTATTACAAACTAAAAAACCAAGATTAAGATGAATAAGGAGATGGTAAATCACCCCGACCATTACGGTGGGGAAGAGAACCCTTATGAGGTTGTTAAGATTGCTGAGGCAACAGGATTGGATAAAGATGCCTATCTGTTCAACGTACTAAAATATATCGTTAGAAGTGGTAAGAAAGATGGTAATCCACCTTTACAAGACATGAAAAAAGCGTTATGGTATTTGGAGAGAAGAATTAAAACGATGGAATAATGTTGTCGTTTTTAATGAAATATCTTTTAATAGGTGCAGTCACTGGACTTGTGTTAGAGACATTGGTTGATAAGGTGACGGACCAAAGATTTACTGGTGGTGAACGATTGTTTGTCATTGTATTATGGCCTTTATCATTGGTAGTATTTTTGATTGGGTTTTTTAACAAAGGAGAATGAAAGAAATGAAAGAATTAATTGGGGATATTCACTGTTCAGATACGGTGAAGTTTATGAATGAAATGCCGGAGAAGTCGGTTGACTTGATTGTTACCTCACCACCTTATGGTGTTGGTATCGACTATGACAGTTGGGACGATGATAAATACTTTGATGAGTATATGAGATTTACTCGTGAGTGGTTGAGTGCTGCGTACAGAGTCCTAAGAGATGATGGTCGTATTGCGGTGAACATTCCTTATGAAATTAACCGTCAGAAGAAAGGTGGTCGTATTTATTTCTCTTCAGAGGTTTGGCAGGTGATGAAACAGCTGGGTTTTGGGTTCTTTGGAATCGTAGATTTGGAGGAGAGTTCACCACATAGAAGTAAGACTACAGCGTGGGGAAGCTGGATGAGTCCATCTGCACCATACATCTACAATCCAAAGGAGTGTGTTATCTTAGCGTATAAGAACGTTTCTAAGAAACAGGTTAAGGGAACACCTCAATGGGAAGGTGAGTATCAGATGGTACCCAACGAAAAGATTGAAGGGGAGTTCAGAAAAAAGTTGGTCTACGATGAGAAGGATAAGAAAGACTTTATGTCATTGGTATTTGGACAATGGAATTATTTTGCAGATACACAACAAAAGACTAAGGCGACATTCTCATTAGACATTCCTTATCGAGCAATTAAGATATTATCATACAAAGAGGATGTGGTCTTTGACCCATTCAACGGTTCTGGTACTACATGTTTAGCTGCCGAGATGTTGGGAAGACCGTGGTTGGGTTGTGACATCTCATCAAACTATGTAAAGGTTGCTAAGGAAAGACTCAAAGAGTATAAACTAAACCAACAGCAATTAGAAATCGTAGTAGATGAGCATTCAAAACATTAAGGTAATAGATAAAGAAACATTAATTATTACCACCACAGACAATGAAGTTGTGTGGTTCGAGAAAGACAAATTAGAAGGACCTGAAAGGGCTTGGTTTGATAATATTTTGGCCTGTTCCATATCACTTTTAAGTAAAACCCCTAAATAAGGGGTTTTTTCTTTATATGGATATTTATTAGTAAAGAATTTGAATATGAGACCATATAGGATTAATGAGTCAGAGAAGAGAAGAATATTAAATCTTCATGAAACTGCCACAAAAAATGTGTATTTGAGTGAGCAGAGTAGTGAAGTTGATTTCGGGTATGGGTATGAAGGTAAACCTGCGGGTCAAGAAGTATTTGACCATGTTAGGGGATTGGAAGAATTTGTACCATTTGTATATGATGACAAAGCCGGATATCCTCCAAAACCTTATGACCCAAATTCAGGTTCACCAAAGGGTAAATTAACTATTGGTTATGGTACTACCAATCCTGAAATTATTAAAAAATATCTTAACAAAATTAGTCAGGAAGAAGCAGATAGATTATCTGCTGAAGACATTAATGGGGCTGCTGAAACTGTTAGAGAGTGGCAAAGTGAGGACCCTGAAAATAGAAAACTCACTAAGGGTATGTATATTGCTTTGATTGATATGGCTTATAATAGAGGTGAGGGTAACTTCAGACAAAGTGGGGTATTGAAACAAATCACAAATGGAAATTATAAACAAGCCGCACAGGAAATATTGAATGGTAAAGGTATTTGGGGTCACCCAGATAGATTGAAAAAAGACTATGAGATGTTCTGTAGAGACGGAGGATGTTAAAAGATAGACAGATGAAACAATTAATTAAAGAATCGGGTTTACGTAATATTGGTGAGTTAGCCAAGAGATACCCAAAGGCAAAAATTTACTTCCACCAAGATTTAGATGGTGTGACTACAGCCTTAGCGATGAAGAACTATTTGGAAGATAACGGTATCAAAGTGGTTGATGCTGAGATTATTCAATACGGTGATAAGGAGTTTGCAGTTAAGAAGCAAGATGCTACAGGTGATACGATGCCTGTGTTGGTTGACTTTGCTCACGGTAAACCGATGTTCGTTATTCATACTGACCACCATGATTCTCAAAGTGGTGTTGAGGGTGATACAGCAACTTCATTCAGACCGTCACGTTCTAATGTTGCAACTATATCAGATGTTATGTCACCAAAGGATATCTTCCCTTCTGAGGATATCACATTGATTTCTACTGTGGATTCTGCTGACTTTGCTAAGTATGGTTTAGAACCACAAGATATTATGAATTTCATCTTCCGTTTGGATAAGGATAAGTCTTTACAGAAAAACAGAATGGCTTTGGGATTGGCGACAAACAAATTGATGTTGGCGTATAAGAACAAACCAGGTTTCATGGAAGAGTTGGTGATGACATCAAAACCATCATTATTGAATATCTTCCAAAACATTAGAAGAATTGCTGACAGAGAAAATTATGCATCTGCTGCGATGATGGCGGGTAATCAAGAAGATTACGTACAACAAAGAAGTGAGGACCCGAATCTAAACTACCAAGATGGTATCATTTATCAATACGGTGGTGGTAGAATGTTCAAACCAGGTTCATACGATAGATACACACCATTTAAGTTACATCCTGACGCTGACTTCTTAATTACTGTTTGGCCGATGGGATTGGTTCAAGCATCGTGTAACCCATTTAAGAAAGAGAGAGAACTCAAAGGTGTAAACTTGGGTGAGATTGCTCAGGAAGTATTGGGTAAGTGGGAAGCGAGTTTAAGAGAAAAAATCATTCCTTTATCAACTATTAAATGGATTTCAGAATCGGCTAAAGACTTTGGTTCAGAATCCGTAGGTTTTACAAATGCAGATTTGGAAGCGTTCTATGGTGATAAGATTAGAAGTATGGAAGGTGGTGATGCATATATGGAAAACCTAAAACAGGTTATGGATAAGTCTTTCAGTGAATTGAGTGAAGATGAAATGGCGTTGTTGGATAAGTTGGGTGTACCTGCTTGGGAGATGATTCAAGCAAACTCAGGTGGACACAAATGTATCACAAACATTTCAGCGTTGAATTATTTTGGTAGAAGTAAGAGACCACCTCAAGGAAAATACAAATACAATAAAGACAGTGGTGATGCACCATATGTTAAGTTCTCAAAGATGATAGGACAGGAGTTCTACAGAAAGTTGAGAGAAAAGATTGACGGAAGTAAATCAGAATAAAGAGAAGGAGACGATGTCTCCTTTTTTTATGTCCAACTGTTTCGACATGCCAGCTGGTAGTTCCAATACTTTGTCACCATAACCTTTATAGGATTCACATTCCAATTCATCTATACAAATAGGACAGTTTTCGTGGATGGTATCAACCTCATCATTATTGATAAAAATAATGTCTAACGGAATGATACAGTCGTACATCCAAAACGATTGCTCACCTTTGGTTGGCATAAGGAAATACATACCTTGGAAGTCCTCGTTGAAACGTTGACCTTGCATTCCTTTAGTAATTGCTTCCTTTGTTACACAAAGTTTGACACTTATTTTATTTTCACCTATAGTTATAGTCATATTTATAAATATCTAAAAGAGTATAATATGAACAAATACGGAGGAGTAATTGTTAGATGTAACAATAAGGTTTTACTTTGTAAAAGAAATGCTGAGGGGTCATTACCTGGTCATTGGTCGTGTCCTGCTGGTAGTGTAGAAGAGGGTGAAGACCCATTAAGAGGTGCGATGAGAGAGTTTTATGAAGAAACTGACATCCAACTGTTGAATGTACCAGAATTTTGTGGTATAATTAAACGAACAAATAGAGACGGTAGTAAGATTAAAGGTGAGATGTATTGTTTCCTTTATGATTGTGACGAAGAGATTTATCCTGACTTAGATAGTGCTAAGGATGGTGATGAACACACAGAGTGTGGATATTTCGGTAAAAATGAGTTACCTTCTCCAATGACAGAACAATTTAATAAATTACTAAATATTATACTAAAATGAGTTTAATGTACAAAGCCCTCGTAGCGAAATACGAAGCAGAACTGTTGGAAGCAAAAGCAACATTGGAAGTTTACTTTAATAATTCCGTTGGAATTGGTGAACACCCTCAACACTTAGAAGAGATGGATGGATTAGTTGATAAGATGGCTTCAGCGAGTGATAAATTGGAAGCACTTAAATCTAACTTTGATGAAAAGGGTATGGCCCGTTGATGGACCAAAAGACAGATACAGTGGATACTTTAAGTTATCCTACAACCCAATGTCCTTACTTTTTAAGGAAATAACTAAAAAAAATAAGAAAACTACTTGACCGAAAGGTTTTTTTTCTTATCTTCGTATAACTTTTGACAGATAAGGTAATATTTATACTTTACCCTACTGAGAAATCAGAAATTTTGTTAAAAGTGTTTGACTAATTGAAATATTTGTTTTAATTTTGTCAGAGTTCTTTGAAATATTGGTCGTGTTTATATGTCGACTTTGAATTACATCTTCGGGTGTAATCCTTTCCAAAAGGAGATTATAAACAGACACGGCGGTTTAGCGTCGTTAGATAACCCCAGCAATGGGACTATAGGGATTGAAACGGGATTAGTACACCGTGAATATTCGCAATCGTGAGGTTGACAACTAAACAAAGTGGCTACGGCCGATTCCCCGAGGGCAACTGCTGGGGGGAAGAGGTCACTCTGAGTCCGTGGAATATCAGAGTTGAGATGGAGACATCAAGAGGAAAAGCTACAGGTGACGGTTCGACACACCCTGCAAGGTGTCGTAGGGCTGGGTACCAGTCTGAAGGGTTTCCGAGACGTAGAAGTCTACGAAGTCCTGACTGACCGTAAGTTTGCAGACTTACAGAGAGGTGTGAAGCATTCTGTTCTCCAAAGGAACGGACCTTCTCCCGAAGCACATCTTTCCTTCTTCCACAATTGCTAGTTTAATAACAATCCCGTAATCAGGGTAATACAATTAAATTAAAAGCAAGAGTCTTCGGGCGTTGATAACGAAAGGTGTCTAATACTCCGAGTAAACACTAACGGAGTCGTTGATAAGACCGCAAGTCTTTCGATGTCAATAACAAAAGACCTGTTGGGACGGCCATCCCTTCATGAACTCGCAAGGTTCAACAGAGTTAAGTAGTTGTTGAGTAGTTATTAACGAATACGATTGGTTAACGTAAGTAACCGACACTGACTTGATACGATGGGCAACTATCGTGGACAATGTGAGCAACCGACTATTAGGGTAATCTCACGAAAGACAGGTCACATAAACGTGTAGTCTCAGCGTTCTATACCTCATATACCTTCCTTGACCTCGGTGTTAACCCACCGAGGTTTTTTTATGCCCATAGTTGTCGTTTTCAGATATATTTCTTATCTTTGTATCAACAAAAGAAATAAACATGGTAGTAGACAGAAACATCAAAATCATTCACCCACAGTTCGGAAACCTTCTTAATGATAACTACGCTGACGAAGTTCAGTTTAAGTTATTCTTGCAGATGGTTCATTCATGTGTGGAGTTAAAGCAGGACTTATCGTTCTTCAATGGTCGTGATTTCTTGGTTCACATTCCTTATGAGTTGCTTCGTCAATCAATCATTTTGGGTAATGCGAAACCTCAGGAGGAGTTGACGTTGGGTGAGTACGCTATCCGTAAAT